AGTAAATAGGTTTTTGCTTTAGGTCCTTGTCTTCGGGAGACGCAACCTTACTCTGGCCGAGCAACATTCCTGCATTAAAGAATGGAATCTCGGTTACATTGTTGTTTTCTTCAACATGGAACAACTGACTATTGACGGTACAGTAAGACTTATGAAAAAAGTTCTTCCCTGGTGAGGGAAAAAGTCCTGCTTCTGGTATGACACTTAACCAGCTTTGGTACAACTCAGGAGTCGTACGAAAGAGTATATCGTCACCGTTGACCATCACTTTTAACTTTGTGAAGTCACGGCAGTTCGGTTCAACTGCATGCCAGTATGCTGCGACATTTATCGCGCAAAGAACTGGGAAGCTAAGAACCGACCCCATCAGTTGTCCATTCTGTTGAATGACACTTGGGAGTTCACCCCCGTCACATTTCGGGTAGTGTATTTCGTGTTCGTACAAAACTCGTCTGAATACATTCGCGAGTTTATCCTGGTCAGCCTTCTTCAGCTTCGACCCGGCGAGATATTGCTCAATTACAATCTCGAAAAACAATTTCGTCAACTCGATCTTGATGTTGTCGGTAGCGGCTGAAAAGTCGCCACTCGCAAAAACACCATCGGGTGACTGCTTCGTAAGCCATTCTATATGGTCTTTCCGGAGAGGTTCGCCAATTAGCGCGAACTGTTGAAATTGTTTCATGTACGTATGGATATCCTTCTGAAGTCCCTTGGCTAGAGCATATCGCCAAGCATTACTCTTTGTAATGTTTCGGATCTTCAGTGGTTCCACCACGGGGTATACCTTTGCTTGACATAATTGATCGAAGTTATCGTCATTGTCACCTAGCAATTGCGGAAGTGTTGATGTTTGGAAGCCACGTCGCTCCATCACACCCTTTCGCGGATGATAATCCATTTTCAGGAGTTCATCGTTACTTGTATGTCCGTCCACGACAGACCTATACAAGAGGTATCCCTTTGCACCACCATCATTGGTGGGTGCCTCCCAGCATGCAGAAGTTGAATATTCATGCACAGCGTCACAAGAACGTAACGGGAGACCTGGAAGTATTTCCTTTTTGGCTGGGCGGAACAAGTTCCTCCTACCCACCTTCGGACAGATACTCCGGTATTCACCGGGTCCATCCACGGGAGTTCGACTTACAATATTCTCGAACTTCCGTCGCATACTATCCAGGAAGGCAACACCGCACGCGGTCGCCTTCTTTTCCATGGTAGTTCGATGTTTTACCAACGACTTACCAATGAAGCTCTCTGGAACCACAAGCGCACATCGTTTTGACTGTGCGAATGACCAGAAGAGATGTTGACTCTTTCGATTTAGTGATAGAATCTTCCTCCGCAGGAATTTTCTGATCGAGCCAACAAAGAGGAGAGGAACTCCATCCGAGACCATCCAAGACGGTCGTTCGGGGAGAACCTGTTTCAAGCTCCTCGCGTGCATCCATGTCGTCGAGTATTTGACTAAGTCAATATACTGGTCGTAAGTTTCGACCGACAACAACGTATGCACCACAGAAAGAATGGTTTTGGTTGAATGCTTGACGAAGAATTTCTCGTCATGATCAGCCATTATTTCGATCATCCCAATCGAAACCTGCAAAGCACTTGCAGCCCACTCCTTCTCTAACAACACACTTTCAATCTCCAGTGTGTTGGGACCAACCTCGCGAACCAGTAGGGATCGACCGAAAGAAGACAGCGCAAGCTGTATCTCTCTAGATCGAGCCGAAGCGACCTGTGAACGTATCACAGGTAACTTCAACTTTAC